GCCATCCAGTCAGCACCGTACCGCTCCGGCCAGAGCGGCGCGCCGACCGGGCGCCCGAGCGGATCGTTCTCCTCTGCTTCACACGGCAGATTGATGATCTCCCAACGCTCGCCATTTTCCCGCGCCTCTTTGAGGATGCGCCCGGCGAGATCACCCTCATGCCGGCGTGTCATAATGAGGATGATACGCCCGCCGGGAGCAAGACGTGTGAGGAGCGTTGCGCTGTATTCGTCCCAGATGGCATTACGCACCGTCTCGGACTCTGCTTCCTTTCGGTTTTTCACGACGTCGTCGATCAGCAGCAGGTCGGCGCCCTCGCCCGTGATGCCGCCGCCAAGGCCGACGGAAATCATCCCGCCGGGATGTCCGTCGATATCCCAGTTTGTCTTGGAGCTGTTCGCCGCATCGAGCCGGATGCCGAAGATGGCTTCGCCGAACTCCTGCACCTTCTTACGGTTCCTGTTGCCGAATTTCTGCGCGAAGGTCTTGCTGTAGCTGACCTCAATGACACGGCGCTCGGGATTTCTCCCGATAAACCACGATGGGAACGTCTCGGTCGTTGACTGCGACTTTCCGTGCCGCGGCGGCATGCAGATCATGAGACGGTCTATCTCTCCTCGTTCAACTGCTTCGAGCTTCTCACAGACAAGATGCAGATGGCGGCACGGCTTCCAACGGCCGTGATGCGCGTATGTGCAATACGCCTCATAGTCGTCGCGATAGCGCTGCAGCTCCGGGTGATTCAGTTTTTCTCCGACCAGCTCCCGCACCAGCGACATGTCCGTACTCCTTATCTTTTCTCCTTCGCTTCGCTCGCGATGGCATCGACCATACCGATCAGTTTTTCCATCACGTCCGGATTCTTTTCAAGTTCCTTCTGTAGATTCTGTTTGATGCGATCCACGGCAAGATCTAGGAGCTTTCCTGCATCTATTTTGAGTTTCTCCCGCTGTACCGCCGACCGTTCCAAGAGGGCAAGCGCCTTGAGCAGTTCCCCACTTTTGGCATCGTTCAAGTCCTCCACGGCGACGAGCCGCTCCATGATGAGCTGCAGTGCAAGCTGTGTCGCCGCCTCGGTCATTTCAAGCGCAGGGCCGTCCTTACCCTCGCTGACTATTGCTCTCGCCTGTTCCTTCACCACGCGCAGCCGCTCTAGCTTTGAGAGGAAATCCTTGCCGTATCTGCCGACCGCACTCTTTGAGATCTCGTGTCCCTGCAGCCGCACATAGGCGGCGATGCTCTCGTAGGTTTCTCCGGCAACCAGCCGCTCATTGATCGCCTCGACAAGCCCCTGCGGCAAGATGGAAGTAATCTTCGAGTGCTTCCTTCTGCTACCCATTGAGATCCACCCCTACGTCCGGGGGAATATTCCCCTCCAAGAGGTCTATCCCCTTCGGCAGGAGCTTTGCGAGCTTCCTCGTTACGCCCAGACAGTCTGCCATCTGCGTCACGATGTACCCCTTTTCTTCAAGATACACGAGATGCGTCTGCACAGATGCAGGCGAGCAGACATACTGCGCGTCTGCGAGGATTTCCGAAATCAAGTGATCCCCCGTCTGATGCGGATAGTTCAGCTTGAGGACCTTCATGATCCTGCCGCGAATCTCGCGCGAGGTATGCCCTTCCAGTGTCGTCATTTCTTTGTTTCACCACCAGCCAATTTTCCGATATTCTTGTTAATCTCCGTCAGTTCATTCGACATGCGGTCAACCTTTGTGTCGAGATTCGAAATGCTCCGCAGGAAGTCGTCCCGCAGCACATACTGCATGGGCATCGTGCTCTTGACCGCTTCCACCTCTTGATGCACTGCCATAATCTGCTTGTGATTCTCTTTCAGATCCGCATTGATCGCCGCCTGCATGACGCGGGACTGGTAGAGGATGATGCCGAACATGGTCGAGCCGATTCCCATGAAAACTGACGTCCAATTCAGCTCCATCAGAACTCCCTCCTGTACCCGACGCCAAGGAATTGCTCCGGATGCACAGGATTTACGAGAACATCGATGCCGTGCTGTTTATTCTTATGTCCAATGCCCATAATGACGCCTTCGGTAGAGCCGTATATGCCAACGGAAAAATGCTTCTCCTGTTTCGCGGCCCGCGCCTTTGCCGCCTCGTCAATGACACCCGTCAAATCAACCGTCGCCTGCGTCGTCACTTGACTCTGCAGCTTGCCCTTCTCAAACTTTGTCTTTTCACCTTGGATACCGGGCATATCGTAGGTCTTGCCGTTGTATTTGACCGCGATCGTCGGCGCAGCGACCTGCATCTGCACATCCGTTCGTTCGACCATCTCTACGCGGCGCCCGTGCGCATCTGTATATGTGGTACGTTCCTTTGGAACATAGGCTGCCGTCACATCGTTCTGTACATCCGCAGAAACCTGCACGGAGTCCTTACTGTCGCTCTGCAGGCAGGATTTATACCATGCGGCTATGGCGCGCGCATCTGCAAGCTGTGCCGCGAGGGTCTGCACGTGGACATACCAACAGACAAGGAATCCGGCAGCGAACGCAATGAGGATGCTGAACGCCCATTTCAGATATCTGTGGGAGCCGCGGATACGCTCCCAGAGGTCCCGCAGCCGTTCTTTCTGGTCGTCTGTCATCATCCCTCACCGCTTTCCAGCATCGTGAGCGCATCCGCACACTCGGCGTCAAAGCGCCGATAGAGTCCATAACGACACGATGCGGCCGTCCACTCCGGCGTCTTGCATACGCTCTGATAGACCGCGCGAATGAGGTCATAATCGAATTTCGCGTCGTCGACATACGAAAGATTCGGGTAACCGCTGTAGTCGTCACGCGCTTCGTTATACATCCTCTGTACCGCCGTCATGAACATCTCGACGATGTTGCCCGTGCCGTACTGCACGGCACGCGACCAAACGACATCCTGCATCACGCGCGTATGCTTATCCGGATCAAATCCGGCGGCGCGCAGCGCGTCGACCGCCGGGAAGTAATACGCGTAGCAGATATAATCATGCTGCATCCGAAAGAACCCGGCACCGTCCACCGCCGCAATCTCACGCCACTTTGCGTCGAAGCCGCTCGATCGTATCTCGTAATCCGCGAGCGCGGTCCCATAGCTTTGATAGACATCGTTGCCCGAGAGATTGATCGCCCAGTGCAGGAAGCTGCCGACGCTGCCCGCATTGCTCGATAACTGGTACGCGCCGTAACTCTTGCCGCCCGGGTCTTGGTATCCGGAGGAGATTGCCCCCGGATCGCCGCTCGATTCGTATTTCTTGCTCAGATCTCCTAACATGTTATGCCCTCCTTAAAACCGTACCGCATTGTTGATATACTTGTCGACGACCTTGCCGCCCGTTGAGAGCGATGTCGTCGTTGCCGCAAAGACGGTATAGTGCTGCCATTCCTGTCCCGTGAACAGGAGCCACAATGTCACGAACACGAAAAGCGTAAACAGGCCGAACGTCATTGTCGCAAGGAGGGACGGGCGCCCGTCCGGCCCATAGATGAGATCACGCACGAAATGCAGGCAAAACTGCAGAATGTCAATCAGGTTCATTTTGTCTTTTCCTCCACACTAAAATTAGGCTAGATTTTCAATCTAGCCTAATTTTAGTGTATTCGCCCGGCACCGGATATATGCAGGATGCAATCTTTTATGCAGCTCGACGGCCTATTCAAACAGGCGCGTCTGCCGTTTTTTGTAGCTCTCCTCGGCAACGATATCATAGACGCTGCGCTCGGAGAGTTCAAACCGTTTCGCAAGCTCTTTATGGTTCCCGCCGTTAAAGAGCCGCAGGACAATCCGTCGTTTGGCGGGTGCTGTGAGACTATCCCACTTGGGGATGTAGATCGATGTGCCGCCGGTCTTACGACAGAGCTGCATGACATTGGCGAGACCGATCGCGTCCGCCAGTTCCTGCCATGTCTGCGGCAAGTCTTCTGCGGTGATCTCGTCAAACAGCAGCCGTGCATCTTCACCCGCAATCATGATGTGCCGGCCTCACGGCGCCGCTGCATTGCCTTCAGCCCTTCAATGATCTTGTTCGCCTCGCCCCGCGTCTGTGCCCATGCTTTCTTGATCACACGCCGGCAAAATGCCTGCCGCCGTTCCGCAGTATCTATGCCGAGCACCTCAAAGAGCTGCGTGATCTTGTACTGCTGGGGCGCTTCGATTAAGGCATCGGCATCGCGCATCAGTCTTCGCTTTCCCTTGGCATAGGTAGGTGCTGCAAAACCGAGCCGCTCCATGTACTTCATCACGCGTTCAAATCCGCCGAGCGTCAAATCCTTTGCAGACTCTACGCCCCCATGAACGGAAAGGATCGTGCGGTAGTTCCCCTCGTCCAGTCCCAGCTTATTCTTCGCTACATGGAGCAGTGCGATCTGCTTCTTCGTAAGCGGCCGTACCTCATTCCTCCTTGCCCTGGGCATCTTCCTCGCCTCCTTTTTCGGGTGATGTCAGCGTCATGCTGAGCGAGTCCTCCAGGTAGACCGCCTTGCGGATCTCGTCGATATCGATGAGGTCTTCATCAAAGAAGCGTTCGACCAGCTGACGGTTCTTTTCCTCGTGGATCGCGTCGAGTTCTTCCTCCAAGTGCCCTGTGCATCCGACCGATTCGAGCAGTGCCTTGTCCTTCGCATATTCGCCTTTGAGCTTTTTAAGGACGTAGCTCTGCGTTTTTTCGTCCGTAATCCCCATACCCGCAAGAATCGCCGGAATGTCATGCACAGCATAATCCTTGCGGCACAGGGCGATCAAAGCCTCCTTGAACCGTTTGTCAATGTCATATTTAACCTCCATCTTGCGCGCAATCTTGTCTTCAAGGATGATCGCCCCATCAAGTGCCGCGACGAGCCGGCTGTAATTATCCACCTCCAGCTTCGTCTTATAGGTTGTTTCACATTGACCAGCAAGCGACGTATATCGCAGATACCGCAGATTCTTGTTGTCCATCTCCGCGAGCGCCAGCGTCTGCAGGCGGGCCTTGACCGCTTCGAGGTCTTTCTTGCGCTCCTTGATCTCCCGATCGAGCTGTACCGCACGGCTGATCAGCGACGCGGCTTCCGGCGGCTGTGTCGTGTTAATCTCGGTCATGATCTATATCTCCCTTCTGCATCTCTGCGAGACATGCCTTGCAGATAAATCTGCCCTTGTAGCGGATCAGCGCATCGCCCGCACCGCAGAATAGGCACGAGCCGTTCGTGCGGCGCAGAAGGATGTCTCCGCCATCCTGCATCTCAACACCCATCCGATCGCCCGGCTCGATGCCGTAT